AGAAAGAATGTTTTTATAATATATCTTAATGACATGGAAGAAGGCGAATTACAATTTAAATATTTCCCAGATCTTTGTATTTTACCGAAAGTAGGTAGAACATTAATGATGCCTGCTGGCTGGGTGTTTACTCATAAAGCAGATAGACTTATATCACAAGAAAAATATATATTAACAGGTTTTTTTTATAAAAAAGAAAGTGCTTTACTTTTATAATTTTATAGTATATAATATAAGTATAATAAAATAAGAGGAAGAGGTTATGAAAAGTTTATTAATTATATTTATGGTGATGGTTTTTAGCACTAGTGTTTTTGCACAAAATGCTTCTAATGTAATAATTACAGATTTCTATAATGAACGACCTGTTAGTAATGTTTATGATGCGGAACGTTGTAGAGAAGTAAAAAAGCACAATAAGAATGAAACTGATAATCAAAATCGAAACGTTTTACTTGGTGCTTTATTAGGTGCATTGTTTAGTAATCAAATGAGTAATGGGGACTCAACTGCTACCGCTGCAGGTGGAATAGCTGGGGCTTTAATAGGTAGTGATGCTGTAAAACCTAATAAAAAATCATGTGCTGTTAGAAAAACAATTCAAAAGATTTACAGTCATAGTGTTATAACATTTAGGTATGAGGGAAATAGGTATTCTACTGAATTTTATAAAAGAAGATAATCATCTTCAAAAAAATCTTTTAGTTCATTGAAGTTCTTTTTATAAGCATATTGTTCTATACCCATACCTAAAGAATGACCCTCAAGTTCAATTCTGCTTCCAGGTTTAACTGCATCTAAAATAATTTTCTTATCTTCTTGTTTAAGTTCTAGTCCCAAATTCTTATTCAATATATTAATACCATTATCGCTAAATAATTCTTCATATGATACCGAATGCATTTGTATATCTTGATTAAGCTTTAATATATTATATATCCTAGATGTGTGGAATTTCATACTTGTTATAAAATCTTTACAATCAACTATGTTTAATGTATTAGGGTCTAATTTGAGGTTATAAGCTTCAGAATGATAGTGACCTAGATATTGCGATAGTAGATTTTTTCTATATATAAAAAGATGTTTTGCATCTTTATCCAATTTACTAATAAAATCATATAAGATATCATCTGTAATGCGATTGTCTTGTAAAACCTTTATAATATATGAATCGGATGTTGGAGGTTTAAAACTAATCCCGCCTTTAAATCTAGCTTTTTCGAGGTTTAAATGTTGTCTTAAATTGTAAATCAAAGAAGATTTACCAACTTGCGAACCACCCCATATTACAAGTTTATGCTGAGTCATAAATTGTCGATGTTAATCTACTAGAACCATCTAATAATGTAGACGTTTGTAGTGAAGGATTAATGCTACCTGTATTTGCATTTGTACCAAGCAATTCAAAATAAGAAAATCTAAATGTTGCGGAGAATGTTAAGTATGTTGAACCATCGCCTGTTGATTCAAAATTAATATCACCTATTGCTGTTGGTAATGCATCTACATATTTTATTTGCCTAACTTGATTATTATGACTTGATAATATACTTAATGTTATATCTGTATATGTTGAAGGTGATGTCGCAATTCTATCTAAGGGATTCAACACAGTGTTATCTAAGTTTCTTCTTAACCAGTTAAACATTTCAGTATAACTGTTCATATCTTCATCAAGAATAATTTGACAAGTTAAATCAGTAAATGATAAAGTATCACCTGGGAATGGGATACCTGCTATTTTTTGATAAGACACTTCTACAGCTGACATAGTCATGCCGGGATGTGAAACGGATTGACAGAAGAATTCCAAGTTAGGATAATTCTTCCTATCGATAACTAACTTAAAACTCGTCGGTTGTAAGTAGTTTATATTTGCTGTTTGTGTTGCCATATAGTTATTTATATAAAAAAAAGAGGGCTCCGAAGAACCCTCCCTCTAAAAGTTTAACTAGTACTACTATGCACCTAGGATATTGTCTACCCTAAAGATTCTGTAATATGAGTTAGTTTTAACAGCGGCCAAACCATTAGCTGGTGTTGTACCAACATATGGGTTTGAAGCCATACCGTAACGAGTTTTAAAGCCAATCCTAGGTTGGAAACTATCCTCAGCTACAGCACGAACCATTGTTAATGGAACGTATGGGCAATAGAATAGACCAGCATCATAAGGATTAGTTCCTTTATAGCCTACGTTTACATAGTCAGCAGAAGCATAAGGATCGACATATACTTTTGTACGACCATTAAGGACACCAGCAAAAGTGTTGCCTGTATCATCTACTTGAAGGTTAGTAGATAATGCCGGAGCATAGTCTAACATACCTGAAGCAGCAAGTGCTGAAGCCACGTCTGAAGAAACGATAACAAAGTTACCTTTACCTCTACGAGTTTCTTTAGCAATTACATTTGCTTCTCTTTCGATTTGTAGAATTAGTCCTTTGAATTTTTCAGCTGACCAACGACCATCTGCATCTGTTTGTACATCAAATATACCATTAACAGCAGTGTTAGCCTGAAGAGCACCAGTTTTAGCTTGTGAGTTAATTGTTCTAATTACTTCACGGTTAATTTCAGCAAGTATTTCTGTTGAAAGAATGTTAGCTAATTCTGTTTCAGCATCTAAACCATGGATTGCTTTCAAGTCTTGAGCAAGTTCCATAGTGTATTCTGCTTTTAAGGCTCTAGTTTTCGCTGTTACAGTTGCTTTTTCGATGGTAAATCCCATGTTAGCAATTGCTCCACCAACACCATCACCTAATGCTTCTCCTGAGTCTGTTGTTAGACCAGCGGCAGCTAGGTAAGTTACACGAGCATCATCTGCAGTTGAATCAGAATCCATGTTAGCAGCAGATAGACCAGCACCGTCTGCAGGCTGAGCCGCAGTTACTTGTGTGCCAGAGAATCTTGTATCTGCTTCATTGAATAGTGCTTCAGCACCAGAGTTATTAGTATAACGTGATTTCATCGCAAAGATTAAACCAGTTGGACCTGACATTGGTTGTACACCGCAAACATCATATGCCATAAGATTAGGCATTGCACGTCTTACAAGTGATATCAATACAGGATTCCAGTTAGCAGCAGAAGTAGTATTTGCTGCAGGTGCAGCTTCTGATAGGAAACCAGCATTTGCGTTGGCTTCTTCACGAAGTGCGATTTCTTGATTTTCTAGAATAGCCGCAGTAACGGATCTTCTATGGTAATCTGTAATTTTGCCAGCTGATTCTTCGTTCAGTACTGGAGCCCATTTCTCGACCAATTTATCGTATGATTGCATTTATTTTAACTCCTAATTAATGCTTCGGCGCAGTCTTTTTGATTGCGGCGAGATATGAATTCATAACATCAGAATTTTCTACGACGGCGTCGTCATCGCTTTCAGTATCTTCTTCAATTATTGATTCAGGTGTTGTTTTTGAGAAATATGATTCTTTAAGTGTAGCTACTTTCTTAGCGAAAGTTGCTTCATCTACAAAATCGATATCTTCTGCTAATTTCTTTAACTTCTCAACTTGAGTTTCAGCCAAATCTTTAGATGCTTCACGAATGACTGCATCCTTTTGGAATCCTTCTAGTTGTGTTGCTAATTCTATTGCAGTTCCAGTAGTAGTATTGAGTTTTTCCTCAAGGTCACTAACTGTACCTGAAAGTTCGTCAACTAGGTCAACCTTAGAATCGGGAACAGATATATAAGATTCAGTGAATAGGTCTTTCAAACTATTCATAAAATTCTCAGCTATCTCTGTGCGTAAACCATTATGGATTGCGACAGTGTTCTCTTTCATCCAGCTTTCAACCACGTAATTTAAATAGTTGTCAACCTTTTCAACAAGGTCTGCTTTAGTAGTAGCTACTTCTTCAGATAGTTCCTCATTGTATTTTTCTTCAAGACGGTCAATTTCTTCCGATAGTTTGGAATTAATTGCGGCTTCAAAAACTACGGCTGCTTTTTCTTTAAATTCTTCAGATAAAGTAGCTTCGTTTTCTACTAATGCATTTAAATCGCCAGAGAAGTCTGCTTTATAATCGACAGAAACATCTTCTTTCTTCATACTCTTATCGTCTTGACTTTCGCCATGATAAGATGCATAAACACCTTTAAGTTGTTCTTTTGTCATGCCGTTCATTTTACTGAACATAGCATTTATTATACCCGCTTTAGTTCCTGGTTCTTTTGCCTTAGCGACGGCAGCACTAGCTTTTTTAACATCAGCTACTGAATCGTCTTCAGACGGTACATCAGGGTTTTCTGCGGCTTCTTTCTTAGAAGTAGCTTCTTCTACATGAGTTGATTCCAATACATCGTTCTCAACACCATCTTGGAGTTCTTGATTTTCAATGATTTCTTTTTCAGACATCATTATGCTCCTTATATTTTAGATTTGAGTAACGAGAGGAAATTCTTAAACTCACGAACTTCGGCTTCATATAGATTGGCCCGTGCAGTTTTCTTAATTTCGGTCTCCATTTGTT